CGTTGTTGTCATTACGTACGTTATGCACTTCGGTTGTGGCGTTAGCCAACATTTTACTCATTTTTTTCTCATTTCTCGTATGTGTGTACACTTGGACACACCCCACATACATATAGGCATGTCCACCTGCACACAGCAGGTACACGTACCGAAACGTGTTTTAGCTCCACCACAAAGGGTTCATGCTTTGTTTTTTCAATCGGCATAGGGATTTAATCCCCTTAACAAGTTAAGGGGTTAAATACCCTAAAGTATCTTGTAGTGGCGACAAAACCACGTGCGATACGCATTACCTAACGCATTGTTAGGCACACGCTCTGCGATATCTTGCAGAAAAAGAAACTTAGCCTCTGCAAGTGTAAGTTTTAATTTCAATCTCGTATTCATTTTTCACTCCAATCTGTAAGGATTTAATCCCCATACTCTGTATGGGGTTAAATTCCTTAATCATCATCACAAATCAAACAATCTTCCTGCTCGTGTTCTGCACAAAGAATTGTTAACATTTTTGTATATTCACGCATTTTCACTCCAATCTCTAGGGGTTTTATACCCCCTACTAAAGTAGGGGTTAAAACCTCCTAAATCTCATCATTTGCACAACCTACGCACACATAGCACTCGTAAAAGCCTGTGTAGTATGATGTGTCAACGCTAGAACCGCAAAAATCGCAGGGCATTTTAGCCACCTTTCTCACTCGGATTAATGTATTTAATCCCCTTACTAAAGTAAGGGGTTAAATACTATTACCTCTCGGCAATAACCACTACATCTAGTGGCTCATTGGGAAACCACAATATCTTGTGTATCGGTCTATTTTCTATTCTATAAGAATAGTCTAAGAGTTTCTTGTACTCTCAAAGAAGTTCATACCACTACATATGGGGGGTATTTTTACACGTACCCCTACATCTAGGTGCATACGTACATATGCACAAGCATAGACACATTGTGCATACACATTATGCCTACGTACGCTACCTGCATACGCATTACACACACACGTATGACCCACAGGTGTTAATCTGCGTACCCCCACCTGTATATATGTAAGTACTAAAAAATATTCTAGTAAAACATTGTAAAGATATTTCTGTCAATGTTTATAAGGTTTGTAGCCCTTTCAGACATAACGGGCTAGTAAGTGAGAGAGAGTTATGATTAGAAATTTTGGTTAATCCTTGAGTACTCAGTTTGTGTTACTGCGTTATACTTCTACGTATCCTGAGCTTTCGGCACCCCGATTGCCACTTCACTTGTAACTAATTACTTATTCCCAATGTTTGTAATTTAATGTATGATAACATATAATTATCATTACACAAATCTTTACGAAAAAGATAGGAAAATATGTCTAAAAAGATATGCCACGCTACTAACTGTAGAAAAAGATTACCTAAGAATAAATCTAAGTACTGTTCTACTAAATGCCAACAGCGTCAGTATATGAAAGAATACAGACATAATAAAAAACAAGAAAAGCCTATAAATTCAGAATACGCAGCTACTACACCTATGAAAGGTAAATATTACCAAGAGTATGTAGATAGTGGTCTAGCAGACAAAGTAATGAATAGTGAACTAACTGCAACTAAGGCAGCAGAAGTTATTGGGTGTCCAATAGCAACTATATCTAAAATGAACGCTGCTTATCAGATAGACTTACAAAATAAACTAGATGCAGAGGATTGGGAAGTATCAGAAGATGCACAAGCAGCACTAGAAAATTTTTCGGCATTTAGACATAAATATTTTGCAACAGAAACAGGGGAGAAATACGAAACAGCAAACTTTCATGAGAATTGGATAAATAACATTATTCACTCTATAGATAATGGTGAAGAATTATTAATACTGTCACCACCTAGACATGGCAAGACAGAACTGTTAATACACTTTGCTGTATATCAAATATGCAAAAATCCTAATACAAGAATTATGTGGGTTGGTGGTAATGAAGATATTGCAAAGAATGCTGTATCTGCAGTACTTGACCAACTAGAAAGCAACGAAAGATTACAAGAAGATTTTTGTGAACCTGGTAAGAATTTTAAACCTGATAATCGTTCAGGTAAGATGTGGGCTTCTAACCAATTTACTGTAGGTACAAGAACAGTTCCTGGTATCAAATCACCAACTATGGTTGCTGTAGGTAAGGGTGGCAAGATATTGTCAAGAGATTGCGATATTATTATTGCTGACGACATTGAGGACCATCAAACTACTATGCAACCTGGTGCTAGAGAAAATACAAGACAATGGTGGACTACAACACTATCTAGTCGTAAAGAGGAACATACTGCAGTTGTAGTTATTGGGTCAAGACAACACCCTGATGACTTGTATCATCACCTACTTAATAATGATAACTACACATCTATAGTAGAAACTGCACACGATTTAGAATGCGAACTACCTGAAGTATCACACGAAGAACATAAAGATTGTATGTTGTGGGCAAGTAAACGTTCACACAAATGGTTAATGTCAAGAATGAAAGCTGCAGAAACTACAGGTGGTAGACAAATATTTGAAATGGTTTATTTTAATCAAGCATATGTACAAGGTACACAAATATTTAGTCCTGATGCTGTAGATAGTTGTAAACGTACTGATTTAGTTGTAGGACAAATGCCTAAACAATTACAACTTGTTGCAGGACTTGACCCTTCTGCTAGTGGCTATCAAGCTGCAGTTTTGTGGGGTATAGATACTTGGAACTCAGAACTTTACTGTATAGATATAGATAATCAACAAGGTGGTGGTGTTAGAGCTGCTGCACAAATAATTAGTGATTGGTTTCATAAATATGATTTAGGACATTGGATAATAGAAGAAAACGGATTTCAAACTGCTATTAGACAAGATAACAACATAAAAGAATTTGTACTAAGAACAGGTATATTATTACAAGGACATTTGACAGGCAAAAACAAACACGACCCACTATATGGTGTAGGTGCAATGGCAGAATTGTTTGAGGCAAATAAAATTCATTTACCTTATGGCAATTCAGAAAGTCAAGCTAAAATAGATAGTTATAAAAGACAGTTAGTGTACTTTGATGGTAAACCTGTTTCTAGTAGGAACAAACATAAAACCGACATAGTTATGGCTAGTTGGTTTCCAATGAAAGTATTTAGACGTGTTCAGAAAGAACACTTAGCAGAGGTAGGAATGGAATACAATCCAAGTTTTAGTGGTTATAATATAACAGAGATGAATGACGCACCATGGCAATAGATTTAAACAGAAAATCAGCACAAGAAGTTATTGACGCAGCACAAGAGTTAGTTGCAGGTTCTCCTAGTGATAGTAGGCAAATAAACAAATATAGAATTAAAGCAATTCTTAATGGTGGTGCTGATGGCATACGTGCATTATTAGGTAATCAAATGGATACTGCAGATGCAGATTTATTACCTGCACCAAACCTTTTGCAATCAGGTATAGATAGACTTGCACAAAAAATATCAGGTGTACCACAAGTACGTGTTGATGTTATGAACAATAACGATAGTGAACGTTCAAGATTAAGAGCAGAAAGACTAGAACGTATTGTTACATCTTATGATGAGAAACAAAGATTAAATTTACAATTAGCACAAGCTGCAAGATGGCTACCTGGTTATGGATATTGTGCTTGGGTTATAACAAGTAAAATGGACAAGAATGGTTTTATTTATCCTTGTGCAGAACTACGTGACCCATATGATACATTTCCTGGTAATTTTGGTCCTGACCAACAACCACAAGAATTAGCAATACTTAGAAGTGTACCTAGATGGAAACTAGCACAAATATATCCTGAGTATAAAAATGTAATTCTTAAACCAAACGAAAAGAAAAAAACAGGAGCTACACCTAATACAAGTACATCTCTTATTGGTTATGAAAAAGGTAATGTACAAAAAGCTGATTGGGAAGATAATACAGGTCAGGGTGTAGACATAATTGAGTATTACGATATTACAGGTACATATATTGTATATCCTGAAACAAAACAACTTTTTGACTATATACCTAATCCACTAAGTACAGTTCCGTTTGTATTTATGAAACGATTTAGTTTTGATGAACTTAAAGGTCAGTATGACCACACTATAGGTCTTATGGCTATGATGGCAAAAATAAATATTATGTCAGCTATAGCTATGGAAGATGCTGTATTTACAGAAACAAATATTTCAGGTGAGCTAGAAAGCGGACAATACCGTAAAGGTAGATTTGCTGTTAACTATTTAGCTCCAGGTACACAAGTTTCTAAACCTGCCAACAACATACCATATCAGTTGTTTCAACAAGTAGACAGGTTAGAAAGACAACTTAGACTTGTAGGTGGTTATCCTGTAACAGATGATGCCCAATCACCTGCAAGTGTTGCAACAGGAGCAGGACTAGCAGAATTAAACTCATCTATGTCATTGATGATTAATGAATATAGAGAGATTATAAAAGTTGGCGTTTCTGAAATGGATAACAAAAGATTAGAGCTTGATGAAATAATTACATTAGAAACAGGCATAGAAAGCAAACCTATGGCAGGTTATTTTAATGGAACATCATTTTCTGAAAACTATAAACCACTTAGTGATATTGGTGGTGACCATAAAACAAGACGTATATATGGTGTTATGGCAGGATTTGATGAGCCACAAAAAATTGTTACAGGTTTACAACTTCTACAAGCAGGTGTTATTGATGTTGAAACATTACAAGATAACATTGATGGATTAGAAAACATAGCAAAAGTACAAGAACGTATACGTAAAAATAAAGCAGAAACTGTTTTGTTTGAAAGTGTATTGTCTAGGTCAGCACAAGGTGATGCTGCTGCAACTATGGCAGTAATTGCTATTTATGACAATCCAAATGCAATGACAGATGTATTAAAACAATTTTATACACCTGAAGAACCACAGCTTAGTCCTGAACAAATGGCACTAATACAACAACAACAAATGGCACAAGCTGCACCTCAACAACCACCATCAATTCAAGAAGCATTTGGACTTGTATAATGCCGTACTCAGAAGATTTTATAGACAACGAGTTTTGGAGTTTAGTAACTGAAGAATATGGTGATGTAAGTGTTGTGGACTTTAATCAAGCATATGAAATAATACAACCTTACCCAAATATATTTATTGTAATAATGGAGGATAATGGCAAAGAAACGTTCTAGGGGTGGTTATAGACAACCTAACAAACCTGCTGCTGTAAGTGGTCCAGGTGCATTGTCTGCTAGAACAGACGGTGGTGCAGGAAGTTCTACACAACCTATAAGAAGAATACCAGGACAACAGTATGGAGAAGGTAAAGCATTAGTTGAACAACAACAAGCTGCACCTTTACCAAGTGTTGCACAACCTGGTACAACAGGTAGAGGAGTAGATGTATTTGCTCCAACTGAAAGACCACAAGAACCTATTACTGAAGGTGCTATGTTGGGTGCAGGTGGACCTCCAAGACAAGCTATAGATGAAGATGCAAATATGTTGTTAGCTGCAATGTATCAAATATATCCAAGCTCAATAATATCGGAGATGATTAATCAAGGGAGTGAATAATGTATTTCATGGACCCTGTTTATGAGGAAGATTTAGTCAAACAAAACGAAGCTAGAGAAAGAAAGTTTCAAAATTTAAAATCTAACATTACTTCTGATGTTGCAGAACGTATGATTGCAATTACTAAGAAATATCCTGGTATGCCACAAAGTTTAAGTTTATCTGCAGCTATGGCAGGTGCTAATCCTGAAGGTAAAGCTCTTGAAGATATAGCAGATAAGTATGCAATTAATCAAGCTGAGTATGGTAAAAAAGCATGGGAACTTGCTTCTACTGATGCTAATGGTGAATATTTATATCCTGAACATCAAGATATGACTTTAAATATAGGTAAAGCACTAAAAGGTGATGCAGAGCTAGGTATATGGGGATTACTTGCATTAGAAAGTTTTGGTGAAAAAATACGTATGTTAAACAGACAACGCAAATATGTTGCTGATTTAATGTTTTATGATAAATTTTTACAAGAAGGATACACACCTGAAGAAGCACAATCTAATTTACAAATGTTTGTATCTAACACAGAAGTACCTGATATTGGTAAAGATAAAAATATGTGGGGTGAGTTACGTTCTTATGTAAACATGTGGAAAGAAGCAGGAGATTTAGCAGGTGAAACTGCATTTGCTGCAGCTTACAGAGAAGCTATTGAAGGTAATCCTGTTAATTATCAAAGAGAAGGTAAAAAGTTTTTATTTGAAAGTATATTAGCTGAAGATGATGCTCGTTATCACAGACTTGTTGATATGGGTTTTTCTGCTGAAGAAGCTAAAAAAATATTTTATGAAAATATAGGTACACCAATTAAAGCTAATGAAGCACTTGGAATACAAGAATATACATCATTATCAGACCCAAATAAAATTATGTTTTTTGAAGGACGTAAATCTGATTATGCACCAGGTAATAACATAAATGATATGTTTAGTATTTCTAATTGGTGGAGAAACAAACGTGGTTTAGACACAGGAGTACTACAACCTTATAGTCCAGGTAGAGCAATAACTTATAACATTATTCCTAGTGGTACTACACAAGCAAATGCTATGTCAGGAATTATTGATGGAGCAGCAATGATAGGTGCTGACTTACCATTAGCAAAAGGTATAAATGCATTAAGCAAATTAGGTAAAGGTGCTGTTACTGTAGATAAATTATTAGATGCTAAAAATGCTGCAAAAGTAGATGATTACTTAACTATGTTTAATAAAAATATAGATGAAATAGCAGAAACTGTAGACCCATTTACAGATAAATCTTTTAAAGTATCAGGTAAAAATGGTCAATTAATTAGAACACTTACACCTGAAAAAGCTGCAGACATGAGAGCAGGACGTAAATTATACAAACAAGCAGGTGTAATTAGTGGTACTAGAAAGTCATTATTTAGAAATACATCACGTGATTTAATGAACTCACCATTTGGTAGAAATGTAACACGTGCATTAACAGAAGAAAATAATGTAGCAAAAATTATGACTACACCTGGTTTGTCAAATTTAAATTATCAAGTTGCAAAACGTATTGCTGATGCAGATAATTATTTAGATGTAAGAACAATATTAGATGAATTGTTTGATACAGGAGTTATTAATCAAGTACCTGGTAAACAATCAGGTATTACAAATGCAGTATTAAGACAATCAGCACTTACAGGAAAACAACTTTCACAAAGTAGCAATATTGTGAAACAAGCTGCAGGAAAAGCATTAACAACTATTGGTAAAGAAGATGCTGCTTTTAGAAGTGCAGGTTCTTATATTGCAGGTGGTGCTAAAAGATTAGTTAATGTATTAAAGAAACAACCTACTGAAGGTGATGCTTTTGCAGAACTTATGGGATTTAGTGCTAACTTACGTAGCGGATACAAACCATATTTTAATAAAATACTTAGTGTTACACCTGACCAAGGATTATCTTTTACAAATAGAGATGATGCAGTAAGAAATTTAATTGCACATATGCAAGTTACAGGTTGGTCATTTGATGCAATGAAACCACATGTAGATGAACTTATTAATATTGCAGATGGCGATTTTGAAGCAATACAAAAATTTGCATATCAACAAATACTAAGAGATGAATTTATTATGCAACAATCAGGTAAATCTATTGCTACTACAAGGATTGCCAAAAAAATATTTGAAAGTAATGCAGATATTAGAAAATATTTTATTGATAGTTTAACAGGAGAAAACATGCCATTTGTTGGTGATGTTGTAGAAACTATTGTAGAACGTGGACCTAATGGAGAAAAAATAGAAATGGTAGTTCCATCTTTGCATTTATTATCAGAAGCTGCAGATTTATACGCACCGTTAACTGATTACAGATTAATTAACCGTGCATTAGGAAAAGTATTTACAACTTATGGTGATGAATTTGAAGGTGGTTTAAGAGCTAACTTAACACATACAGGTAAAAATGTAATTCAATTATTACGTGGTGATACTAATTACAAAGGTCTTATACCTTCTAAAAATTTAACTGATGATGCTTATACATTAACTCTTGATTATATGACACGTAATTTATTTAAACCTTTAGTGCTTCTTAGAGGTGCTTGGTTTGTAAGAGTGTTTTTAGAAGAAAGTTTACGTATGGCAGCAGCAGGTATAGACAGTATGTTTGTACACCCTGTTAGTTATATGGCTTGGGCAAGGTCACACGGTGCTGCAGGAAAAATTAGTAAAAAGTTTTTAGGTGAAAGTGCAGGTGGTGTAGATAGTGGAAAGATTAGAGAAAGTCTTGAATTTGCAGAAGTAACTAATAGTAATTGGTCTGCAGGTGCATTAAAAGGTAGACCTACTAGAAGTAGCAAACGTGGCAGAGATTTTATTGAGTTAAAAAGAACAGATGACAATTATGTTAACGGTGTAGCTTTTGAACTAATACAATTACGTAATGACCCTGTTGCTAGATATTTAGCTGAAAACGGTTTTAATGACGCATCAAAAGCATGGTTTAGAAGTGCTGCAGCAAAACCTATTAGAGAAGAATTAGCAAGAATGGGTGGTAAAAAATATCAAGGTTTGTTAACAAACACAGATGATATGGACGCATACCTTGCATCAGTAGAAGCACGTATAAGAATTAAAACAGGTGAGCAATTAGTAGAAGGTAAAAACTATATTGCAGGTGACAAATACAGTTACAAGTTTGGTACTTATGGTGGTAATCAAGAATTACGTGATGCTATATGGTCAGGTAAATTAAATGTACGTGGTAGAAATATAGATTTTATTCCTGATGTTTCTAAAGAATATAACAAAAAACATTTAGAAAATATTTAGAAAA